TNATTGAACACACAAAGCGAAGCCAGCAAAGACTGGCTCATGGGCCTGTACAACGGCCACGACCAAACATTCTATCCTAACTTTGCAGTTAACCTGCCGTTATCGGGTGCTGATCTCTTCTGGCATCTTGATTTTGCTACTTGGAATACCTCAACAAGTCTAGGACAACTATATTCTGCAACCAGTGTCTCGCCGTCAAGCGTGGCATTTTCTGCAACCAATGCTGGTGGCGGAGGTTTCAATCAGTTGCGATTGTTCAGTCGTTCATCAGGCAGTGAAGTACAAACAGCTGATATAGCATTTATCAAAGTGTACAACGGTGTGCTGACCCTGGCACAGATTCAATCTCTATACGCAACATACAAAACAAGATTTGGATACCCATAATATGTCTATGACAGAAGAAACAGACACATATAAAAGATTAGAAAACAAAGGATGCTCCTGTTGGTGTGGCAATCATTGTGGAAGCAGTTGTATGACTGACGACTGTGACTGTAACGAATGCACCTGTCCCAAGTGCCAGGACGGCAACATTATTAAAAGCAGCAATTAGAAAGGGCCCTAAGGCCCAGTGAATGTTACGCTATTCTGGCGAACTAGCTATGCTAATGTATTACTTCTTTGTAATACCTTGGTTTACAAAGCCGTACATCTTTTCAGCTGTTTCAAGAACTTTATCAAGTCCTGGGAACTCTGGCATGCCAACTGTAGTAACTAGTTTGCCAGTATCGGGATCTTTAGCAGTTGACATTTCCCAACCGTGCCACTTGGCGTGAAATTCTTCACTAACCATGCTCTTGGCCATGTCTAAAATATCTGTACGAATCTCGTAGCCGTTCTTGTTGAATTTAACTTCTGGTAATTTAGGTGTTTCTAATGACATATTAATCTCCTGTGTGTAATGTCTGTATGCCTACTTCCTTTTCAGCATGTGTGTATTATATATGTATTGTCATATATAAGCAACGTCTTTGACAAGACGTATTCTTTAATACCAACCGATAGCAGAGTTTCTAGCATAAAGGTCAGCTTGTTGTTTTCTAGATTCGATGATGGCTGTGTAAACTGCACGAAGGAACTGCTTCATAGTCTACCACCTTGCTGTCTATAATTGTACTCATAGAGCAGTCTATCAATGTCGCCGGGGTGTTGGGGGTTTCGAGTTTGGATGAAACGTTCTACATCTGATTGTTGTGAGGGCTCAAACCATTTGATTATTCGTTTGAATAGTGCTAACATTGTGTGTCTCCTGTGTATAAGTATTTACCACTGGCATCAGAGATAAAAACTATTTTATTTTACAGAGATGTTAAATATACTACAAGGGTCACTATAATGCGTAAAAGTACAAGGTCAATTCTACAAGAACTATCGGACTTGGGTGTTAGCCGCGATAAAGATCTAGTCATAGAATCTAGGGGCACAAACCTTATCCAGAGTGCTGTAAATCTGCTGAATCTTATCAAAGAAAACTACGATATTGAACAAGCAGCAGAACTAGAACGCCGCTTTATCAACGCCATTAGAACAGGTGAACCCGCAAAATTCACACGCGGCATTAAGAAAATCCAAGAAAGTAAAAACGCAGGCCCAGGAAATTAACCTTTTTGGCTTAATTTTACGTGATCTCACTAAATACATATACACAACTGCAGAGGGCAGTTAAGTTAAGCATATAGAGGAGAACAATTATGCCATCATTAATAGCAACAACAGTAGCGGCCAATTATGGCCGCATGCCAGCACAAGATCAATACGCAACAGGTCCAGCATTTAGCAATTTCGGTACACGTAGCCTACGTTTACTTAGAGTCGTTACAACTGGCGGTACAAACGACCTAACTAAAGGTACAGACGGCGCAACAGGTACATACGCAGACTCTGACAGCGTGTTTAGTCGCTGTGTTCGTGGACTGCAAACAATGGCCGAAGTTTATGTAGTTGGTGTTCCAGACGCTACATCATTCTTGGTTCTAGTAGCCGGAGACACAGTCAACGATGCTACAACATCAAGCAACACCGCAGGTACAACTTACAATGCAATGGAAGCTGTAATCGGTGCTTCAATGAACACCGGTGGTTCAGCAACTGTTACTGCAACTGGTACAGCCGCTAACCCAGGTATTTTCGTTGGTGCCGCACTAGGTACATTCGCTTAATTCTCAGGGATGGGAAGACTAAGCCCACTTTTACAGTGGGCTTTTTTACGACTGTTTAAATAGTGTATGGAATACAAATTATACACATTAGTTGATATTACTCACACGGGGCAATATCGTAATGAACCTGGCAAAGAACAGGACCGATGGCGAGAGCAAAATTTTAATACAATACTACAAATACTTGGCATAAGAACAAATATTCATTACAGTCAAAAACCTGTGGTCACAGCAGTCGCCGGTAAACTCATAGGCTTTGACACTGACAAAATTATACGTGTTTGGCGATTTGACTTTTCAACCGAACGAGACGATGCACTCTATGAAGTCGATGGTGATCCAGTGGGCTATCTAAAACAAGACTTCCATTTAGTGCCCTACATATCTGGACTTGGTGAGCTAATGGAGCAAGAGTTTGCTGTGTTTAATACCTCCGATCCAGGTAAGAACATTGTTTTTCACGTTAGACAATAAATACATGGTAAAAGGCACATCACATAGGCAATCTAAACTTAGGCACATGTCCCAGTGGGAACTTGACTTAACATAACGGAGAGCCTGATGGCAACTAAAGAAGCAGTAGCACAATTGGCTACACTACCTGAGCGTGTAAGTGTAGTTGAAACAAAAATAGATAACATAGAAGAAAAACTAGGCGAACTCAAAGAGGACGTGAAAGATCTACACGACTGTTTGGATCGAACAGGCGAATCATTGCACCTTGCCCTCAAAGACATGCATGAACAAAGCTGTGATCAACACAAAGAGCTTGCAGGCAAGATATCAGAATTAGAAAAATTTAAAACTAAATGGATGTACATGATCATGGGTGGGGTTGCTGTGTTTGGATTTGTATCGGGCCACTTATCTGCTATCACTAATGTACTAAAATAATCATGCAAATATCCGAACTTGGAGTTGACATTGATTATCACGATCGGCTAAACCCCCTACTATGGGATGATCGTGAACTCAAGTTAGAAGTTCGATATAAGTTGTTAGACATTGCACGTAACTTCATTAATTTTATAGGCATACAGCCTTTGGGTCTAGAGGACATTACTATATCTGGATCAAACGCCAGCTATGGTTACACCACTGGCTCAGACATTGATCTACATCTTATTGTCAGTAATCCATCGCAGGTTCATCTACAGTTGTTTGATGCTAAAAAGAATCAATTCAATTCTGAACATAACATAAAAATACACGGCATAGATGTAGAAGTCTATGTACAGCCCAAAAATAATCCGCACCACAGTCTAGGAATATATTCAATACTAGACAATCAGTGGATAACACAACCCAAACATGATCGTCCTAACGTTGATAGTAAAGAAGTTAGGGCAAAGGCCCGTAACTATTCCAGTAAGATTAACTATGCCCTACGTACACATGACCTTGACCAAGTTATGAATATTTGGTCAGACATTAAACGTCTACGACAAGCAGGACTTGAATCGGGCGGTGAATATTCCATAGAGAATCTAGCCTTTAAGCATCTTAGAAATAAAGGAAAGATTGGTAAATTATCTAAATACATCAAGAAGCTAAAAAGCGAGCGTCTTAGCCTAGAAGGTATAGAACAATGAAAATAACAGAAATCATTACAGAAGCAGTGAAGCAACGCCTTGACCCTAAATGCTGGAAGGGCAAACACAAAGAAGGCACTAAGATTAAAGGCGGCATTCGTGTGAATAACTGTGTACCTAACGAAAGTGTTGAGGAAGCAGCCAATGCCGCACAACAAGCTGCCATTGCCATTGCCAAGAAAAAGAAAAAAGGTGTGGCGGAAGGCTCAGAACCAGATGCTTACGGTAGAACTGGTGAAAAACATGAATGTGGTTCTTGCGATGGCACTGGAATAGATACACACGATGATGAATGCTCAGAATGTGGTGGCAAAGGCTGGGTAAGAGATAAGAAATCATTGAAGAAGCAAGGTGTGGCGGAAGGCTTGCCACAGACTCTACGCAAGGTTGTTCCTGGATATGCCAAGCGTGAAATTGATCGAAAGATGGATGCTGAAAAATTTGGCAAAACAGATGTAGATAGAGATGCCAATTACTATCGCTATAAAAAGATTCAAGACAAGTTGAAAGATCAAGGTGTAGCGGAAGGCTTATCACTGGATGAACAGTTTGACGTCATCGAAGCCATGGTGGAAGCATTTGCTCTATATCACGGTGTTGATAGTGAACAGATTTGGGAAGACTTTGAATCAGTAGATGATTCAGAACTACTAGACGAATCAGCCGCATGGAAACGTTCAGCAGGTAAAAGCAAGAAAGGTGGCCTCAATGCCAAAGGGGTTGCCAGCTATCGTAGAGAGAATCCAGGATCAAAACTACAAATGGCAGTGACTACTAAGCCCAGCAAACTAAAGCCGGGATCAAAAGCAGCCAAACGTCGAAAGAGCTTTTGTGCTAGAATGGGTGGCAATCCAGGCCCGATGAAGAAACCCAACGGCAAACCTACCCGTAAAGCCCTAGCACTGAGAAAGTGGAACTGCTGATGAAAATGAATGAATTAATATCCAGTTTTGAAATTTGGACTACTAACGAAGAAGCCCAACTATTACAAAAACTTAAAACGCCTGTTCAGCTGTCTAGTTTAAAAGAGCATGACCAATTCATAGTTGCGGGTATGATCAGGAAAGATCTGGTAACTAAAGTAGGTGATAAGAATCCTACGGTAGTAGCCAATGAAAAATAAAAAACAAAAAGCCAAACAATTAGAAGAGTTTCTAGAAACAGAACTTAGTAAAGCTCTGCCCATTACAATACTACAAGATAACAGTGTAGTCTACAAAAGATATAGAATTAAACAGACAAAAACTGGTTCATATAATTTATATTTTGCCGGACTAGATAATAGAATACTTGCCAGTTTTAATCTAAGAATTTGTGCGCTGTTAGCAGCCAAGCGCCACGATAAATGCCAACTAACCCAGTTTAACGAAGTTAAAGAGCTTGATTCAAAATATTGGTCAAACTATACAGATGCTAAGTACTATCAGAGCCGTTTAAAAACAACAGTCGACGGTGAAAAATACGATATATTAACCAGCAGATTAGATCTTGTACAAGATAGAGTTAAAGAACATAAAAGAAAAATAACGACGATGTTTCGATATGCCTTTTGATAAATACAATTAAAGTTTAGGACTTACCATCATGCAAATAAAAGAGTTTTCACAACCAGTAACCAGCGCCAAGTTAAATGAAAACATGGCTAAACAGTTTGGCATCAAACTTAATCTAGAACAATTTACCAACGTTCAATTAGACGATGCTCGTAATAAACTACGCACGGAGATAAGTCAATTTGAAATGAACGAGAGTTATGACTCCGTTTATGACAATACTCAGTATCAGAAAAAGAAAATGTTTCTTGATGTAATTAATCAAGAAATTGCTGAAAGATCAGAACAAGGCATTACAGACACTATAGATTTTCAAGTACCAAATAAAAACTTTAAAATGGCAGCATTAGAAGGCGTATCTTCACAGTGGATTACATCGGCTAGACATAGGTTAAGTCTAGGCGAAGACACACATGAAGATTTAATTAACGAATTACTAGTACGATATGATTTAGACGAATCAACCGCTACCCGAGTAGTAAAAAATATTTCATGGCTAATTAATGAATCAGAAGAAGACAAAGCTGCCCTTATCATGGCAAGCAAAGATATGGTTGATCGTATTACAGGTTGGCTAGAAGACGTTGCTGCCATGAAAGCTGAACAGCTACTAGAACTATTAGACTCTATAAGAGACCAATTAGGCTCAGATAAAAGCGAAGCATTCAGCCAAGCAGTTAAGCCTGCATTAGAAAATTTATATTCAACATTAGAATCAAGTCGCACTACACTATCACAAGGCGTGGGCATTTTAACAGGTGCTGACATGGGATCGTCAATGGGGTCAGAAATGCCAATGGGTGGAACACCGGGCGAAGAAGCATTTCCTACAGGCGATGACTTTGGCGCAAGTGAACCAGCAGCCGGCGGTGATGCAGCCGCAGGACGAGCAAAACGCGAGAGTATTGACTACAGCCGCAAATTAGGCATGATGTTGGCACAATCAAAAAAAAAGTAAATGAGGAGAGGGGCCTGCAACAGGTCCTTCTCACACTACAGGCTAGAGCAGACAGCAAACGTCAACCTGCTCAATACAGCTGGGAAGCAATCAATCAAATATTAGCCAACGTAGAAGGCAACAGCATAGACTACGATGCCTTCAAAGCAGAATACGACTCAAACCCAAACTTAAAGAATCTTATACACAGATTTAATGCAGACGGGTTAGTAATTAAAACAAACAATCGAGCAGATGATGCACCAGTTGGTGACACAGGACCCAGCGATGTTGACAAAATGGCAAAACGTGCAGCCGCAAAAGAAATAAAAACTTGACAATATAATCAATTTTTAGTATAATAGGCTATGTCCTTATTAATTGAAAAATTTAATTATGTTAAACTAACTCGAGACGAAAGCCAAGGTAAACGCTTATATGCTACACCTCAAGGCCACCGAGTTCCCAGTGTCACAACTATCTTAGATCGAACTAAACCAGCAGAAGCCCGTGCCGCATTGGCCAATTGGAAAAAAGCTGTTGGTGAAAAGAAAGCCCAAGAGATTGTTACCGAAGCTGCTGGTCGCGGTACTAGGATGCACAAGTACTTAGAAGACTATGTCAAGGGAGAGCCACTGCGTGAAACAGTGACTAATCCCTTTGCACAGCAAAGCCTAGATATGGCCCGTATAGTGATTGAAAAGGGATTTCCTAAAATTAGTGAAGTATGGGGCAGTGAAGTACCTTTATACTTCCCAGAACTATATGCTGGAACTACTGATTGTTGTGGGATACACGACGGCGCCGAAGCCATCCTAGACTTTAAACAAACTAATAAACCCAAGAAACTAGAATGGATCGGCGATTACTTTCTACAATTGACAGCCTACGCTCTAGCACACAATGAAGTACACGGAACAAACATACGCAAGGGTGTTATTCTAATGTGCAGTAAAGATTACCAGTATCAAGAGTTTATCCTAGAACCCAAGGACTTTGATTACTGGACTAATTGTTGGTGCGACAGGGTAAGTGAATATTATAAACAAGCATGAAAACAGCATTAATAGGACATACTGGACTAATAGGCTCAGTGTTAAAAAGAACAAACACATTTCATAAATTATATAATTCTGCAAACATAGTAGAGTTACCAGACGACGGAGTTGACACAATTATCTGTTCTGCACCTAGTGCCAATAGAATCATTGCTAATCAAAATCCGGAAGAAGATCTATTATCAGTTAACACACTGATCAACAGCATTAGACAATCTGGTGCTCAACAAGTGGTCTTAATAGGGACAATAGATGCTGTCAATTATACAAACACACCCTACGGTCTCCATAGAAAACTGCTTGAAGATTTTATCAAAACAGAGATAGAAGATCACTATATTATACGCTTATGTTCATTAATAGACAAGACTATTATTAAAAATCCCCTATACGATTTAAAAAACAAAAAGTTTATTGAAAAAATACAAAGGAATGCACAGCTACAATGGTACGCTTTAAGCAATCTGCATAAGGACATAAACTTATGTATAGAGCATAAAATTAGAGAAATAACACTTACATCTGAGCCTGTGAATACCCTAGAAATTATCACAGAGTTTTTCCCAGAATTCTTGGATATTGTCAAGGATTCCGAAACTCCGCAAATATACGATATTAGGACAGAGCATCACAGCATATTTGGTCAGACTATACCCTATGCTTATAACAAGCTACAGACTTTCAAATACATAGAAGAATATTTGACTTAAACTCAAGCACTCAAAAGTGATAAATATCCGTATAAAGAGGATATTATTATGGCAGTGGTTCAAATCTCAAGGATTCAGCAGCGTCGAGGAAGAAAAGATGACGGATTACCGCAACTGGCTAGCGGTGAACTTGCATGGTGTATTGACACACAGGAGTTGTTCATCGGTAACGGATCAGTTGCTGAAGGTTCACCAGCAGTGGGAAATACCAAACTACTGACAGAGTACGATAATCTATTAAATTTAATAGGTACTTACGAATTTGCCAAGAATGATGATAGTATTCAGACTGGCGCTGAAATTAACTTCCCGGTAACTAGATCTGTACAACAACGATTAGATGACGAAGTCTCTATGGCAAGTTTTGGTGTTCTAGACGACAACTCTGTCCAAACGCCCGACTATCGAACAGCTGCCATGCAACGTGCTATTGACCAACTATACCTAAGTGCATCACGTAATGGAGAAACTAGTTCTAGAATAGAACTACAAATTTCTCCTGGAGAGTTCACTATTTCAGATACACTATATCTTCCTAGTTTTGTTACACTAGTCGGCGCGGGCAAAAATAAAACTATTATTAATTATACAGGTGCCGGCCCCATAGTAGAATGTGTCGACGATGAGTCTAGTGTGGGTGTATATCGCACATTAACTACTATAGTCTGTGAAGTAACTACGGTTAATTATTATGAAGGTCTTGATATAGTTAATAAGATACTAGTAAATGATACTACTGGAATCTCTATAGATGACGAAGTTGTATTTAGAGGAACCGGATTTGGTAATATTGAGATCGGAACAACTTACTACGTTAGAACAATAAGTAACGACAACGACTACATTACTATTAGTGAATCAACTGTATTAGGTGGAGATCCTATCTTTACACTAATCGACGATATAGGTTTTATGCGGGCAATAATTACTGTTAACGGTAACAGTACAAATTCTACAAATCAACCGCAGCATATAAATGTACGAGGTATAGGTTTAACAACTGAAAGCAATAGCACACAAGGTATTGTGTTTAATGCAGTTAGAGATAGTGTGTTTGACGACATTGGATTAACCGGGCTATGGAAAGCAGATGACGACCATGCAACTACTCCAAATAGCCGAGCATTAGAATTAAATTCTGTCAGCGCAGTTGTTACTTCAGAACGTAATATATTTAAAGATATAGAAATAACAGGTTTCACCTACGGTGTATGGTCAACGCAAGATGCACAGTACAATAAGTTTGACAATTTATATATACACGGAGTAGGAACATCATTAAATGTGCATCAAGCCATAGTTTTTGGAAATGGTGCCAGTGCTGGTAGAGGACCAAAAAATAATACTATATCAAATTCGATTTTTGAACTAGTNCATAGACACGGTATTTACATTAGNACAGGCCTAGGTAATACCAGCATTGCCAACAGATTTGTAAATGTTGGTAATGATGGACAGGGTAATAGTTTTTCATCATGGCCACACATTTATTTTGGTGATCCTGGAAATTCGTCACACAACGATGAATTTGATAGAGTAGAGGACCTTGAAGGTGCGGCCAACGGTAGTTCAGTTTATGTGCCTAATATTAACGGGCATGTTGCCTACGATTCAACTTCAGTTAGTAGTATTAATCTTACCTATGCCGCAACGCCACCTGCTATTTCTACAGTAATCGCCCTACGACTGCCAATGCCAAACTTAAACTCTAGTATACCCACTGCAAGAGATAATATTGGATATGAAATTAATTATGTATATCGAAGAAATAACGATTCTACATCTAGATTTGGTAGGCTATTAATTAATGCAGATGTACCCACTGATACAGTACAGTTAGTCGATGAGTACGAGTTTGTCGGTGCAGCAGGTCAGGAAATAAAATTATCATTTACAGCTAGAATCTGGGATACCAATGGCGATACATTCAAAGATACACTGCAAATCTTCTATAATATTGCCAGCTCAACCGACGATGGTACTATGAGCTACTCATATCGAAGTATTTTTTAAATCGAATCATTTGACTTTTAGATAAAAATAGCATATTATTTGCTTTAGTTAGATAATAAGATACCTAAGAACTCTTAAAATTCAATTTTTATTAAAAACCTGTTTAAATTCAACAATTTAGACAAGTTTTTCAGCCAACAAATTCTCCACTAAATATGAGTCAACTAACATTAAGTAAAATACATTTTACAAAAAGAAAGAGCAATGTCAACTATCACAGTAATTAAAAGAAATGGGAAGAAAGAGCCGTTAACCATAGAAAAATGGCAAACGCAGATTGCCAAAGTCTGTAGCGGTACAGCAGATGTTAGTCAAAGTATGATTGAGATTAAAGCTCAATTACATTTTTATGATGGAATTACAACTAAAGAAATTGATGGTATAACTCTACGTGCTATAGTAGATCTCATCGATGTAGAGTCAAACCCGGACGTAGGTCATGTTAATTATCAATATGTAGCGGGCAAACAGCGCCTCAGTATGCTACGTAAGGATGTATACGGAATATACGAGCCTCCCCACCTATATGAGATTGTTAAGAAGAATGTAGCCACTGGCTTATATACTCCCGATCTTCTTAAATGGTATAGTGAGGACGACTGGGATAAAATGAACGACATCATAGATCATTCAAAAGATGAACAATACGGATATGCTAGTATTGAACAGCTAATAGAAAAATATCTAGTAAAGAATCGATCCACTAAGGAAATATATGAAACTCCGCAGGTTAGNTACATGGTGGCCGCAGCCACAGTCTTCCACAAAGAAGAGCCCAACACAGCCCGTATGCGATATATCAAAGAATACTACACAGCAGCCAGTGACGGACTCTTTACCTTGGCCACGCCAGTGTTGGCAGGCCTTGGTACTCCTACTAAACAGTTTAGTAGTTGCGTACTTATTAGGTCGGATGATGATCTGGACAGTATTTTCGCGTCCGGAGAGATGATGGCCAAGTATGCCAGTAAACGTGCTGGCATTGGATTAGAAATTGGACGCCTACGCCCCTTGGGATCCCCTATAAGGGGAGGTGAAATAATGCACACCGGCATGATCCCATTTCTAAAGAAATGGTTTGGTGATTTACGTAGTTGTAGTCAAGGAGGTATCCGTAACGCTAGTGCTACTGTGTTCTATCCTATTTGGCATCATCAGTTTGATGATCTTATTGTGCTTAAAAACAATCAAGGAACAGAAGAAACCCGAGTTAGACACATGGACTACGGAGTCGTCCTCTCCGCCTTCTTCTGGAGACGATTTCGAAACAAGGAAACTATAACTTTCTTTGATCCCAATGAAGTACCAGACCTGTATGAAGCGTTTTATCGTAACACCGAGCTATTTGAAGAGCTGTACGTAAAATATGAAAAACGTAAAGACCTTCGAACAAAAACAATGAATGCCGAGGATGTATTCAAGGGCGGCATTCTTAAAGAGCGTACTGACACAGGACGTATCTATCTAGTGTTCATTGACAATGTAATGAATCAAGGACCTTTTGACCCTGAATACCATACCATTTATCAAAGTAATCTCTGCTGTGAAATACTTCTTCCTACTAAATCCTTTAAGCGTTTGGATGACAGCGATGGCCGTATCGCTCTTTGCACACTGGGCTCAATCAACTGGGGTGCGTTCCGCAATCCTGAAGACATGCGCCGTGCTTGCCGTATTCTTCAGCGTAGCCTGTGCAACATATTGGACTACCAAGACTTCCTCTCAATCCAATCAAAACTATCAAATGATGAAATCCAACCCTTGGGTATCGGAGTCACAAATCTTGCCTACTGGCACGCCAAGCGTGGACTCAAGTACGGCGAAAAAGACGCACTCCAAGATGTAAAATCTTGGATGGAACATCAAGCGTTTTATCTAACAGAAGCCACGGTTGAATTAGCCAAAGAACGCGGTCCATGCACACACAGTGGTAGAACAAGATATGGTCAAGGCATATTCCCCTGGGAACTACGTGCCAAGGGTGTGAATGAACTTACTGACTTTACTCCTGAACTACCTTGGGAACCACTACGTGCTGAGATGAAACAGTATGGTGTTCGCAACGCCACACTTATGGCAATTGCCCCTGTAGAATCTAGTAGTGTAGCCATTAACAGCACTAACGGGATCGAGTTGCCTATGAGTTTAATCAGTGTCAAGGAAAGTAAAGCAGGGTCATTTATTCAAGTGGTCCCCGAATACCACAGGCTAAAGAACAAATATCAACTTATGTGGGAACAAAAAGACTGCGACGGATATCTTAAAACTGCCGCAGTGTTGGCTGCTTACGTTGACCAAAGCATTAGTACAAATACTTTTTATAATCCCGCACACTGGGCAGACCGTAAAGTACCGACTACACTAATTGCCAAAAATTTAATGCAAGCCCATATATGGGGATTAAAAACATTCTACTACAGTCTGATTAATAAAGCAGGCAGTAAAGCCAACGAAGAACTAGTGCAGACCATTGCACAAACATACATAGAACAAGAATTAGAAGACGACTGCGAGGCATGTAAACTATGAGCAAAGAACAATACAATTTAACCACAAAGACAGACTATCTAGATCGTAAGATGTTTCTAGATCCAGCGGGTCCTGTAACCATCCAACGCTTTGAAGAAGTTAAGTATCCTAAGATACAAAAGATTGAACAAACAGCACGAGGCTTCTTTTGGGTACCAGAAGAAATTAGTCTAAGCAAAGATGCTAACGACTTTAAAGATGCCAGTGATGCGGTCAAACATATCTTTACCAGCAACCTGCTACGCCAGACAGCATTAGACAGCCTACAAGGACGTGGTCCGGCACAGGTGTTTACACCTTGTGTCAGTTTACCAGAAGTCGAAGCTCTAATGTATAATTGGAGTTTCTTTGAAACTAATATACATAGCCGTAGTTATAGCCACATTATTCGTAACATCTACAATGTACCTAAAGATGTTTTTAACACCATCCACGATACACAAGAGATTATTGATATGGCCAGTAGTGTTGGCAAGTATTATGATTACCTACACAAATTAAATTGCCAAAAAGAAACGGGTGAAGATATACCTGAATTAGAACATGTTAAGGCAATATGGTTGGCACTCAACGCCAGCTATGCACTAGAAGCATTCCGTTTTATGGTCAGCTTTGCCACTAGTCTTGCCATGGTGGAAAATAAAATCTTTATTGGTAATGGAAACATTATTAGTTTAATTCTACAAGACGAAGTCCTACACAAAGAATGGACTGCCTTAATGATTAATGCAGTGGTTAAAGAGGACAGCAGATTTGCACAGGCCAAGGAAGAGTGTGCCAACGAAGTCTATCAATTATATATAGATGTAATTTGCGAGGAGAAAGCCTGGGCTGATTATTTGTTTAAGAAAGGCCCTGTCATCGGATTGAACGCTAATATTTTAAAAGAATTTGTGGACTATACTGCTCTGCAAGCATTAAAAGATATTGGCATTAAATATCAAAGCCCTGCACCCAAGTCAACACCTATTCCGTGGTTTAACAAACATGTAGACACTAGTAAGAAGCAGACTGCCTTACAAGAAAATGAGTCAACAAACTACGTCATTGGTGTAATGGGTGATAGTATTGACTACGATGAATTACCAGCAGTATAACGGAGAAAAAATGAAAGCAATAGTATGGTCAAAATATCAATGCACATTCTGCGATCAGGCCAAGGCATTACTAACACAAAAAGGTATTGAATTTGAAGAACGCAAAATAGGTGATGGATATACCCGAGAAGAATTATTAGAAGCAGTGCCCACGGCACGTACAGTACCACAGATTTTCCTAGATGGAGAACTAGTAGGCGGATTTAACGAATTAAAAGAAAGGTTAGTAAATGTTAATTAATAAAGGCATGTCATCAGGCGATGTAATCACACTCAAACTTACCAGCGGAGAAGAACTAGTTGCTAAACTATCTGAAGAGACAGACAGCTATTATAAACTAAGTCGGCCAATGGTTATTGGCATGGGACAACAAGGTCCCGGACTAATGCCTTACTTGTTTACAGTAAGTCCAAATGCAGATGTTAAGTTGCAAAAATCTACAGTAACAGTAGCAGAGCTGACCGATGAGTCATTTGCCAAACAATTCTTAGAGTCTACTACAGGAATTAAATTAATTTAATGCATAAGTTTGTCATCATGGTCAACGGAGAACTTGTAACCTATACTAGGTACGAAGATATCCCTGACGATTTTGATCATGTGATAGAATTTGTACCTGAAATACCAAATGGACCACATACAACAGACCAGCATAACGAAATTGAACAGTGGCATCATAGACTTCAGCAGTTAATTCAAAAAGAAAATAACAAACATGCCAACGGCTAGTCCTCTATCACTCGGTTCTGTTGTAATAGGCGACAATTTTACTGCCACTGTAAATATAATTCCAGATGACGAGTTTGAAACAATAAGTTCTGTGACAGGAGTGTTATCAGGTACACCGTTAGAGACTAGTATAACTGTCACAGGCGGATCTACTAGTGTAACTATTTCTGGACAGCATCTAAATACATTCACTGATGTCTTTACCTACACAGAACCTGGATTTAGTGATCTAGAGACTACTCCTAGTACAGCAACAGGCAGAGAAAATATGCCAGCTGAAAAGAATCTGTTTATCCTAAATCAAGATTCAAGGAAAAGCCAAACACGCACTTATATTCTTACTGTTAACGGAAGTATATCACTATCAGTTACACAGGAAGTAGAAAATCCGTTAGAAGCCATGACTTCATTTATGGCTAACTATAATTACAAAGCGAGTTAACTATGCCAGCAGTAACAAGGATTGGAGATGCAGACGTTGCCCATTGCTCGGGCATGGTAAGAGCAGCTGGCTCTGGGAACGTATTTGCCAATAATCGTCCAATCAGCAGACAGAGCGATGTTAATACTGTACATTTGTTGCCAGGAAGTCCTTGTCCTGCACATTCTGCACCAATCGCTTCTGGAAGTAGCAGTGTATTTGTAAACAATCTAGGATGCGGACGAATCGGAGATGCACTGTCTGGGTGTACATCAGTGGCTGCAGGTAGCTCAAATGTCTTTGCTGGTGGATGAAATATTTTTCTAATGAGATAATGCACATAAGTATTGTGTAATTGCCTAAAGGAGAAATATAATGGCTACAAATAAACACGCAGAATTCACAGCAATCGTAGAAGCAATGGAGGCAGACTTTGAAAAGTTTTATGACAAAGAAGTTGGCGCAGCTGGTACACGAGTCCGCAAGCATTGTCAAGATTTGGCCAAGTTATGCAAAGACACCCGTAACGATGTGACAGCAGTTAAAAATGCCCGCAAAGAAGTAAAATAATAGTATAAATACTGTATGGCATACAGTAGTAAAGTAATTGATCATTACGAAAATCCAAGGAATGTAGGATCATTTGAAAAAGATGATCCTACAGTTGGTACAGGTATGGTCGGTGCACCGGCTTGCGGCGACGTGATGAAACTGCAAATCAAAGTAGACAAAGATGGCATTATTACCGATGCCAAATTTAAAACTTATGGATGCGGTTCAGCAATTGCCAGTTCAAGCCTTGTTACTGAGTGGGTAAAGGGTATGCATATCAATGATGCTGTCAACCTTAAAAATTCTCAAATTGCCGAAGAACTAGCCCTGCCTCCTGTAAAGATACATTGCAGTATATTAGCAGAAGATGCTATAACAGCCGCAGTGGCAGATTATCGAAAGAAGCATGATCTCTCTAACTGAACGTGCAGAAAATCAGATTATACAACTACTCAAAAAAAGAGGCGGCCTCGGCCTACGTATAGGTGTCAAAACTACGGGCTGTAGTGGTCTTGCCTATGTGTTAGAATATCTAAAAGAAGATAAGTTTGACCCTGCAGACGAACGCATTGTTTACAAAGACTTTATTGTAAAAACAGCCACTAGAGATTTGGTTTATCTTAGAGGACTAGTAGTGGACTATGTTAAAAACGGACTCAATGAAGGATTTGAATTTAAAAATCCAAATGAACGTGATCGTTGCGGGTGTGGCGAATCGTTTCGAGTATAAACCAAAATATTTGACTCAAGTTAAACAAGACTATATAATATTGTGATGTGTTTAACTTCCGGTGAAAACTTATGAGTATGCATCTTCATCATCCTAGTCTCAGCCTTAACGGCAAGAAGCGTGGAAAAATCAAATTTAGAAATGCCGACGAGGCAAGGAAGGCTAGAGATTTGGATACAGAGTGGAAAGAACTACAGAAACGTTGGGGCGTCGAAGCTGAAGAAAAAAAGCGAACTCGTGCTTTAAAATCTGAAGTTTATGTTCCACCAAAAGACCTATCTCGACGAGAAACTGAAGTTGAAAAAGTACGCAGTTTAAACACAGGTTTAGGTGTGGCCACATTGGTACCAGCCAAGGTCTATACTGGCACCAAGGTTATGGGCATTGCAACCATGCATAAGAGCAACGCAGTGCCGGTTTTTTCAAACGAAGAAGCCGTTGATATCGCAAAAATGCGTAGATAACCAAAAAAATCATCGAGATAACTAATTAACGTTCCGCTTTTGGAACGTAAGGTGCTTGCATCTTAATTCGCGTAAAGGAGGAAACTTATGATACGCATTATAAAAATGGCTGTTTATCTAACAGTCGCAATTATTGTAGGGGTAGTGGCTCAACGTGCTACAGCATATAAATTGGACAATCTAAAGGAGGCTCGAATGAGCGCAAGTCCAATTACAGCACAAGTCCGCCAAACCCAACTTGATTGCCTAGCACGTAACATTTACTACGAAGCAGGTTATGAGCCTTTCGAAGGAAAAGTTGCTGTTGCACAAGTAACTATCAATCGTGCAGAAAGTGGGGATTTTCCCAGCGACATCTGTCAGGTTGTTTATCAAAAGAACATTGTTTATGAGCGAGTTCTTTGCCAATTCAGTTGGTACTGTGATAAAGCCAGTTTTAAGAAACCAATGAATGGCCCAGTCTATTACGAAAGTATGGAAGTAGCTAAAAAAGTACTGTTAGAAGGATTTAGGTTGCCTTCTATTAAAAATGCACTCTACTTTCATGGAGACTACGTTAATCCAAAATGGGGTAAAAAACCCGTAGCAAAAATTGGTCGTCACATTTTTTATAACTAGGAGATAAAATGACATTTCTACAAAAATTCAATCAAAAAATAACAGACATGGTTGATGTTGAGAAAATTAGAATAAACCTAATCGAACATGTTCCACATCTTAGTGCGGAAACAATGGGTTGGCTAGCAGTTATTTTACTACACCTATCCACAATCCCTACACTGCTGGCCATGCTAACTGGACTAACTGAAAAGTTACCGCCAGTCGATATGGTCCTGTTTAGTTGGGTTGGATTATTCTTCTTTTTCATCAAAGGAGTAATCCAAAAAGATTGGCTAAACGTAGTTACTATTGGATTTGGATTTTTCTGCCAAGCCGCAATTATGGCATTAATCCTATTTAAATAACCAAAACTAGTTGACAGTCCCTTGCCTCTATAGTATACTATGTACTGTAGAGGCTTTTTATTAACACACACAGAAAGGCAAGTATGAAGGCATTTATTATAGGCGTAGTTTTTGGTCTAGTATTGGCTACCGTTGGTTTCAGCGGAATGGCACGTATTATGGACAAAGGTGTAGACACAGTTAAAACACAGAGTCAGGAGTTGGCAAAATGAAAAAAGTATTAACACTTATACCGCTGGTAGCAATGCTAGTGGCTTGTTCGGGTATGACAACATTAAAAACAGAAGACCTTGATCGGAAGACTGTTCCAACTTGGTACCTTGAACACGCAGATACTGGCTCTGAAATGAACGGTGTTAAGTTCTGGGATCGTCAAGGTATGTTTTATGCAGTTGCCGAAGATGTTAGCCCTAGTATGGAAATGGCTATTAAGAAAGCTACACTCAAAGCCAAGGCTAAGATTGCTGACCGAGTCAACGGTGAAATGAACAATCGTACTACAATCAAGTATGATGAATCTGGTACACCTGACCGCCCAGTTGCACAGGCACAGGCACAGGATGTGATTGTTAACTTGATTGCTGAAAGTATTGTTCGTACCTATGGACTTGAGCAAAAAATGGTTATTTATAATCCAGAGTTGAATAACTATCGTGCATTTGTCTTGATGAAGATCAGCAAGACTGACGTAGATGCCTTAGCCGCATCCTTTGATCAAAACAAGCAGGTTAGACTGCAAGGTCGTGTTGCTGGTAAGACAGTAGACGAAACAGCCAAAGAAGTTCTTGATCAAGCGAGAAAGTAATGTTTTTTAAATTGATTGTATTATTACTTGCAATCTCAGCGACTGCCTGCGGATCTAACCCTCCGCGGGCTCAATCTGAACAATACTGTGACATGAAGTCGTCAACAGTATCTGTTAAGGATAAAAACGGAAAAGTTATCGATGAAAACACTGTTGAAGTTATGAAATGTAATGACAACAAAGTTGATCGATTATTCCTTGCTCAAAGCGGAATCTCTAAAGAGTGCGGCGAATACAAATACATTATGCCACTGAAAAATCAACTTGTCGAACGGAGAGGCTATGCCTGCCAAAAATATGACGGCACTTGGGAAATTGTGCCTCATCCTAGCAGTTTCCGCTAGTGCTCATGCACAGAGTTGGAATCGTCCGTTGTTCGAAGACTGGCAGCGTGATGATAATGTTATAGGATTAGTGTTCAATGCCATAAAATGGCATGAATCAAAACTCAATCCAGTAAACAATGCTTTTCACACTCAGGCTGTATACCATGCTCTTAATCACGCTGAAAACGGTGAAGAAGTAGATTGGTTCAGTGATAGATCCAATGATCGTGGCAAGGTGAGGATTGTCTACACTTGGTTGGCCAGTGGTTCAACCTGCCGTAGACTACAGCATTATATACGTACAGAATCCAATCAACGGTCATGGGCAGAGACTGCCTGCATGAATGCAAATGACGGCAGGTGGGTGTTTACGGATAAATAGTATAATAAGGAGATAGCAATTATGCCATCAGGATTTCAACAAGACACTAACCAACTAAGCCCAGGACTATTTCGTATAGTCTGGATAGCTAACACTGGCACATACCCTACCGCAGACGGTAACGACAACGGTGGAATCACACCAAACAGTTCAGATAGTTTTGCAACATTGCCAACTACTCTGATTATAGCAAAAGCACGAGCACGTGGTAACATTCGTTTCCGTAACGTAGTTAATCGTTTAAGTGGTTTAGGCGACTGCCAAATTTTAGATATTGAAACTGGTATCGCAGCTGGTGGTGCAGAACTAGTTGGCGACGATGTCGCTACAAGTTTGGCATTTACAGTTAAGTACGAACGCACAGCGGGTATCATCGATGCCCAAAAAGCACTTAATGTACAAGAAACTGGTTCTGCTACAAACGTAGCCAGTGTGGCAATTACTACACTGGCACTTGCTATCGAAGACGCAGTTGTACGTGGATTCCGCGATACTACTACATCATCAACTCGTGTAGCATCTAGCGTTCCAGATAATAGTCAAATGTCTCTTACTGTTATAGCACCTGATACAGCCGCTGATATTTTAGCAGACGTCACAGTTGTTCAAATTGACGGTACTGAACTTATAACTATTGACGCCGCTGGCGCCGCAGAATAATATAAGGCAACAATGATTTTAGCCTGGCTACTACTCCTTACCGGCCTCACCATCTCAGCAGTTGCAATCTACTATTCCGTAGTAGGTTTGGCTGCGATTTTCTCAGCGGCAGTGATTCCAATTATTATCATGGGATCCGCTCTTGAAGTGGGTAAACTTGTTTGCGCCTCTTGGTTAAAAGCCAATTGGACCCGTGCTCCTGCGTACATGAAGTACTACATGATATCAGCAGTGATTATCCTGATGTTTATTACTTCAATGGGTATCTTTGGATTCTTGTCCAAAGCACACAGTGATCAAAGTTTAGTCAGCGGTGATGTTGGCAGTAAGATTGCCATTTATGATGAAAAGATCAAAACCGCAAAGGACAATATCGATGCAAACCGTAAGGCACTTAAACAGATGGATGAGGCTGTGGACCAAGTCATGGGCCGAAGCAATGATGAAAAAGGTGCCGACAAAGCAGTTCAAATTCGAAGAGGGCAACAAAAAGAACGNGNNCGTCTNCAANCTGAGATNACAGCCGAACAGAAAATTGTTGCCGCCATTAGTGAAGAACGTGCGCCCATCGCGGCGGAGGTACGAAAAGTAGAAGCAGAAGTAGGCCCAATCAAATACATTGCCAAGTTTATCTACGGTGATAAAGGCGCAGATGAAAACATGTTGGAAAAAGCAGTAACATGGATCATTATCCTTATTGTTATTGTATTTGATCCACTAGCAATTATTATGTTGCTGGCCGCACAGATGACATTTGGTTGGCGACGTGATGAAAAAGAAAAGCAAGAAGTGTTGCCAGTATATGTTGCTGATGTTGTCAACACACCAACTAAAGAAGAAACAGAAGACGAGCTTGAAGGACAAGAACAAGCAGAGTTCGACCGATTAAAAGCATTAGCAACTAGGGACAAAATAGAAGAACCTTGTCCCAAGTGCGGCACTATGATGATGTATGCACCAGGTATAGGACCGTACTGTCCAAATAAAGACTGTGATGTACTTGACGGTCCGGACTTATACAAAGAAACTGAATCTACTAACGAAAAGTTAATCTGGGAAAGTGTATTAATGCCCAAGGCAACTGATGCAGTTGAAGAGGCTGCAAAATGGGCCGATGAAAATAAAGATACGCAGGCCGCTGAAGAAGCTAAACAGTGGATCGAAGAAGAAGAATCAAAAAAAAAGAACAGTTACATGATCAAGGAACAGGGCAAGCTAGTAACCAAGGAACAGAAGTAACCTATGTACAAAATGGTGAGCAACAAGGAACAACAATATGGCAACGTATACAACGTGCTCGATCTAAAGATGAGTTATATAAACTGTACGGGACAAAGATATTTGATAGTTTAATTATAGATGGATCTGTGGAGTCTGATCTAGCTAACTTTATCATCGAGACACGGGACAAAGGTCCGAAATTTAGTAATTACTCAAGAGAAAATTTAGAAAGTTTTGTAGAAAGAATTTATGAGCTTAGGAAAAATCAATCTAATAACACCACCAGATAAGTTGTTTAATCTATCAGAAAGTTTTTTATTGGTTAAACCATCGACTACTGTAAAACAACAATTCCAAGCAATACTGAGTCAAATTAATGACAGTGTTAATGTTTTTATCTTTGACGAAAGTGATCACGATATTGAGTGGATGCTGAGTGTAGCACAACAAGTAGATCATGTTATTTTAGATTTAGATAACTGCGATCCATTAACTAGGCAATTTGCCACAGTTATAATGGTACAGGCTAATGTACATTACTTTACCACTGATATAGCAACTCCCTACAATTTAATAAATCGAAATCGAATTTATAATTTAGATTGGATGATTTCTATTAACAAAGACGAGGAAGAGGAAGACGACGATGAGTGATTCATATCGTCCTCGTAGGAATGCTGTCTACGTTAAAAATGATGACGTAGGCCGTGCTATTAAGAAACTCAAAAACAAAGTTGAAGAAAGTGGTCTATTAACAGATCTGCAAAGAAAAGAGTTTTACGAAAAACCCACCACTACACGTAAACGCAAGGCCGCCGCTGCCAAACAGCGTTACAAAAAGAAAGTTGCTTCAGAGCAACTACCACCTAAGCTATACTAACCAAACTGATTGTTTTTTATAACAGTTCTGTTATAATATAGTATAACTACGAAAGACTTACATGGCAAAACACCTAATGGTAGACTTAGAAACTTTGGCTACCTCCCCTGATGCGGCAATACTGACAATTGGTGCAGTATTGTTTGATCCTTACTCAACAAGGGTCTATGATAAATTCTACACTAGAGTGAATCTTGAGTCTACAACAGACTTAGGTATGAAGATTGATGACTCAACTATTGAGTGGTGGAGCAAGCAATCCGCGGCTGCACAGGAAGAAGCGTTCAGCGAAGAAAATCGTATACCAATTACAGAAGCCATTGAACAGTTCCATAAATTTGCTTGGAATTGCGAAGCATTTTGGAGTCACGGTAGTATCTTTGACATTAACATTTTAGACACTTACTATAGAAAACTAGGTAAAGCACCGCCATGGAACTATTGGCAAGTACGTGATACACGCACAGTATTTGATTTGGGCTACGATCCCGAACTACCAAAAATCACAGCACACAATGCCCTAGAAGATGCTAATGCACAGGCCATTGGTGTACAAACAATTATGAGAAAGATAGGACGCAGATGATAGATAATCAAACTAAAGAAGTTATGGACATTCTCCAAGAAGAATGTGCAGAAGTAATTCAAGCGGTAAGTAAGATCAGCCGCTTTGGTCTAGACAATTTTAAACCTGGTAAGCCTAAAACTAACAGGGAACACCTAGAAGAAGAACTAGGCGATATGCTGGCTATGATTGACATATTATGTAGTATGCATGTAGTTGACTCGGACAACTTACGTATTGCAAAATTAGCCAAAATTCAAAAACTAAAACAATGGTCAAACATTCAAAATCTTGAGAATGTTTGAGATAAATAAATTTGTAGAGCGCCGTAAAGGGCCTACAAATTCTTGCTTAATTAAAGGAGAACAATTATGAGCAAAATCATTGGTATCGACTTAGGTACAACAAATTCGTGTGTGGCTGTTATGGAAAACGGCAAAGCTAAGATCATTGAAAATAGCGAAGGCGCACGTACAACACCCTCAATCATTGCTTACACTGACAAAGAAATTCTAGTTGGTGCAACAGCAAAACGCCAAGCAGTAACAAATCCAAAAAACACAATCTATGCAGCCAAACGCTTAATTGGACGTAAGTTCAAAGAAGAAGCTGTACAAAAAGACATCGACCTGATGCCCTTCAAAATTACCGAAGCTAGTAACGGTGATGCTTGGGTCAGCGTAAATGACAAAGAACTAGCACCTCCACAAATTTCAGCGGAAGTACTACGTAAAATGAAAAAGACTGCTGAGGACTATCTTGGACATGAAGTAACAGAAGCAGTTATCACAGTACCGGCTTACTTTAATGACAGCCAACGTCAGGCAACCAAGGATGCAGGTAAAATTGCTGGACTGGATGTTAAACGTATTATCAATGAACCAACAGCGGCCGCATTAGCCTATGGTGTTGATAAAGAAGACAAACAAGATCGTAAGATTGCAGTCTATGACCTAGGTGGTGGTACATTTGATATTTCAATCATTGAGATTGCCAACGTCGACGGCGATAAACAGATTGAAGTACTGTCAACGAACGGTGATACATTCCTAGGTGGTGAAGACTTTGACCAACGTATTATGGATTACTTGGTTGATGAATTTAAGAAAGACACTGGCGTGGATCTCAAGAAAGATATGCTGTCACTACAGCGTCTAAAAGAAGCCGCAGAAAAAGCCAAGATTGAACTTTCAAGTTCGGCACAAACAGATGTTAACTTGCCCTACATTACAGCAGATGCCAGTGGTCCTAAACATATGAATATTAAACTTACACGTAGTAAGTTTGAACAATTAGTTGAAGATCTAGTTGAACGCAGTATTGCTCCTTGCCGCATTGCACTACAGGATGCAGGCCTAAATCAAAACGCTATTGACGAAATTATTCTTGTTGGTGGACAAACACGTATGCCTAAAGTACAAGAAGCAGTTGAAAAATTCTTTGGTAAAGCACCACGCAAGGATGTTAACCCAGATGAGGCAGTGGCTGCAGGTGCCGCTATACAAGGTGCTGTTTTATCAGGCGACAAAACAGATGTATTGTTGTTAGATGTTACACCGCTAAGTCTTGGTATTGAAACCATGGGCGGCATTATGACTAAACTGGTCACTAAAAACACCACTATCCCAACTAAGGCTAATCAAGTATTCAGTACAGCAGATGATAACCAACCTGCTGTTACTATCAAGGTCTTCCAAGGCGAGCGTGAGTTGTGTGCGTTCAATAAACTTCTAGGTGAGTTTAATTTAGAAGGGATTGAACCCGCACCACGTGGTATGCCACAGATTGAAGTTACCTTTGATATTGATGCCAACGGTATTCTTAATGTCAGCGCCAAAGACAAGAAAACTAATAAAGAAAAGAATATTGTCATTAAAGCCAACAGTGGACTAAGTGATGCTGAAGTTCAACAGATGATCCGTGAAGCAGAAGAAAATGCAGATGCTGATAAAAAGGCACGTGGGCTTATTGAAGCACGTAATGGTGCTGAGTCTCAAATTCATTCTTTAAAGAAAGATCTTGAGGAACACGGCGATAAGATCACTGAAGCTGAAAAGACTGAAATCGAAGAAGTTATCAAAACTGTACAAGAAGCAACCAATGGTAACGATGCAGAAGCTATCAATGAAGCAGTTGGTAAAATCTTCACTGTCGCTGGTCCATTGATGCAGAAGAAAACGGAGGCAGAGCAAGCCAAGGCTCAACCTCAACAAAACGAAAACGGCGACACCGTAGTTGATGCTGAATTCAAAGAAGTTTGACACAGACACAGACAGATAGTATAATACAGATGTAGGGCGCCGATGGTCGGGCCCTACACAGTTCTTGCTTAATAAAGGAGACTAACATGCAATTAAGAACTATTGACACTGCCGCATTGGCACAACTGAGTAAAGCACTAGTAGGCTTTGATCGTTATTTTACTGCACCACATCATCAAAATGGTAATTATCCCCCGCACAACGTTGTCAAATATGCCGACGACAGCTATGGCATTGAAGTAGCGGTAGCAGGTTTTAGCAAAGATGAGATCACAGTAGAAGTGGATCAAGACCAACTAACAATTCGTGGCGTTAAAAATCGGCTAACTGATCCCACTTTTGAGTACTTACATCGTGGACTAGCGGCTCGTGACTTTGAACAAACATTTACTCTTGCTGAGTATATGGAAGTTCATGGCGCCAAGGTAGAAGACGGGATGTTGCAAATTGACATTCAACGAATTATGCCCGAGGCGCTCAAACCTCGACAAATTGAAATCAAATAAGATTAAATAACAATGGGGGAGGAAACTCCCCCTCTTTTAAAAGAGAGTATTACTATGTCCACCACTGATATCAAAATTGACGAAAAAATTAAAGTCAAAGTCGCAGAACCTAAACGTTGGAAAGTAATTTTCCTTAATGACGACTCAACTCCTATGGATTTTGTTGTTGGCATATTAATTGAAATTTTTAAACATACAGATGCCACTGCCCGTGATATTATGATTATTGTACACGAGACAGGCAGCGGCATTGCAGGTGTTTATAGTTTTGAAATTGCCGAAGCAAAAGCAGTAGAAGCAACACAGGCAGCACGTACTAACGGATTCCCCTTACAGATTAAACTGGAAGAAGAATGAGTTTACGTGAAATAACACAGGATTTACACGCAGACGCAGAACGTACAATATTTGCCAAGAAACTAGTAACAGGCTCCTTTACTTCAGAAGAGTATGCTAACTATCTTTGGCAAATGGTTTTAGTATACAACGGTATAGAAGTTGCAGCCAATAGTCAGGGTATGTTAAAAAACTTACCTGACATCGAAAGAACACACAAGATATTTCAAGATTGTATAGAACTGGTTGGTATACATCACAATCTTAAATGGTTGCCCGAAACCATTGACTACTATCAATATCTATTAACACTGAATTACGACTCAGAACGTAGGCATCTTATCAAAGCACATTTATACTGCCGTCATATGGGGGACCTGTTTGGCGGACAGATCATTGCTAAAAATTGTCCGGGACAAGGAAGATTTTATCAATTCAAAGATGCTGAAAATCTAAAAACAGCCATACGTGCTGAACTTACAGACGATCTCGGAGACGAAGCCCGTGTGGCATTTGCATGGGCCATTAAACTTATGAAAGCATTGATAAA